TATGATGACAATGGTACTATTTCCTATGACTTATGGGGTGGTCAACCAGCACTTGAATGGGTTGATAGAATTTTAAAGCAACAGGAAGAAATGGGTATACAGGACTTTGTTAAACCAAAGTTGGATGAAAATAAAGACGAATTTATTACAAGGTGTATTGAATATGTTATTGGTGAAGGTAAAACACCAGAACAAGCTGCGGGGCAATGTTATGGGGTTTGGGAAAATAGGGAATTTGCTGAAGTGGGGGAAAAAGGTGGTATTAAAGAAAGCCCAAAGGCACCAAAAAGTGATACACCAAACAAAGACCCTAAAGGTGTCGGGAGTGGTGAAGGTAAAGCAACAGGTAAACGAAGTGCTGAAGTAAGTAAAAGGGTTGAAGAAATACTACAAAATAAAAGTGATGAATTCAACGAAAGGTACAAAGATAAATTAGGTTATGGGGTAACTGTTGGTATGTTAAAATCTGTATACCAAAGGGGTGCAGGTGCATATAACACATCACATTCACCAACGGTAAAATCAGCGGAACAATGGGCACTTGCAAGAGTAAATGCATTTCTTTATTTGGTAAAAAACGGAAGACCACAAAACACAAAGTATACAACTGACTATGATTTGTTACCTTCGAAACACCCTAAAAATGAAAAATTTGCACCAGATAAAGTATCGTTTGATTGGGATGAAACATTAAATACAAGGGGTGGTAAAAGGTTATTAGAACAAGAACTTTCACGGGGTTCACTAATTTACATTATTTCAGGTAGGGGTTTAACAACCAAAGAAATGATTGATTTGGCAAACGAATATGGCTTTCCTGCATCACATATTTACACAACAGGAAGTAATAAAGCCAAGGTGGAAAAAATTAAAGAATTGGGTATTGATAGGCACTATGACAATAACTTTCAGGTTATTAGGGAAATAGGCACAATAGGTATTCAGTTTGACTATGATGTAACTGGTTTACCAGCATATGACAATTACCCCCCTTCAGGTAGTACAGATGCAATGATGGTTAAACCATTCTTGTATGATGAAGATTGCGGTTGTTATTCAAGTGAAGGTGAATTGGATGTATTTGGTTATGAAACAAAATATTTCTATATGTGCCCAGGTGCAGTTAATACCTTTGCACATCTTATTGAAATGAACCCCAACGAAGATGTTAGGGGTATGGTTCGTTCCGCAGCACAAATAGCTGATAATGTTTTTGAAATAGAAAAAAAGGTTATTGATGAAGGTATTGCAGAATCAGAAGATGTAATGCAAGCACAAATACTTGTAGATGATTTTAAGGACTTAATTGGGGAAATTAATAAGTTGGTGGGTATGGAACATTCTGTTGAATATATGGATGGGCACATCACCAAAATTAAAGAATATTTGGAACCTGATAATGATGAAATGTCTACAGAAGATTATGAAATGGCAAAACATTTTGAATTTCTTAAACAGACACTTTCAACTGAAGAATTCGAAGCGGTAACAAACCCATTACTTCGTGGGTTTACCCAAAGTGAAATATTTGCAAAAAACCATAAAACCCCCACAACATATTTCTTATATGAAAGGGTTATGAGTGGTTACCCTGATAGGGATTTTTGTGAAAGTATTGAAGGGCGTTATTTCCGTAGGGCACAAATTGACCAGTTAAGGGATACTAATACAAACTTTGGGCACGAAGGGCAACCATATTCTAAATGGCTTTATAAAGGTGGGCCACAATGCGTCCACGCTTGGCACAAATTTTTGTTTCAGGGTAAGAACAAAGCTGATTTGGGTATGGCTGAAGGAAATGCGGGTAAAGCACCACAATCAATGCCTGGTGCTGGTTATTACCCTGGTACCCCCCGTTATAATGCAAACCTTTCTAAACAAAATATTTCATATATGCAGAATATTGAATGTGCATTTGGTGACTTATGTAAAGTTGAATTCAGTAGTGAAAAACAATTGTTCGCAGCTAAAGATGAAGAAAGAATGATTTATACACCACTTATGATACCAAACATTCTTATACCCCGTTATGATGAAGTATCTAAAGAAAAATACTATGTTAAGTTTAAACCCGAAGTAATTAAAAACATTAGGGATAAATTTATGGTTGAACTACGAAACAGAAAAACAAATTACGAACATACCGAAAAAAAATTCGAAGATGTTGTAATGGTTGAAAGTTGGATAGTACAGGGTGAAAAAGACAAAGCCTACGAATTGGGTTTTACAAAGGAACAAATACCCTTTGGAACCTGGATGGGGGCATATAAAGTATTAGATACCCCCGAAGGAAATTTTGTTTGGGATAAATATATTAAACCTGGTAAGGTACGAGGTGCGAGTGTTGAAGGAAATTTCATACTTAATTTTTCGCGCCAACAAGGTGATGAATATTTATTAGAACAAGTTATAAACATATTAAAACAAATAACTGATTAAATGAACGCAACAGAAGCAATCAACAAAATCGCCGAATTATTGGGGTTTGGTTTTAAATCTGAGAAGTTTATGGTTACCAAATTAGTAGATGGAACTACAACGGTTACAAATAACCAGGAAGGCCCATTTTCTATTGGTAATGAATTATTCATTGTTGGTGAAGATAGTATCTTAAAACCAGCACCATCAGGTACTCATAAAACCCGTGAAGGTTTAAGTATTACAGTTGGTGATGATTCGGTAATTTCAAAAATTGAAGAAGCTGCACAAGTTGAAGAAAGTTCAACAATTAACGAAGCTTCAACCGAAATTGAAGATAATAAAACTGAAATGATGACAAAAGCAAAACTAGCAGATGGAACCGAAATTGAAACCGACGGAAGTGGGGAATTCAAGGTAGGCGAAAAATTGTTTGTAGTTAAAGAAGATGGTGAGAAGGTAAAAGCTCCCGCTGGAGAACACACAACTGAATCAGGTATTACTATTACTGTAGATGGTGAAGGAACTATCACAGGTGTAAAATACCCTGATAAAGAAGGTGAAGGTTCGCTCGAAGCTAACAAACATTACGAAAAAGATGAAATGAAAAAATTAAAAGATGCTATGGAAAAAATGATTTCTATGATGGCAACTTTCACAAAGGATTTAGAATCCTATAAAAAAGATTATGAAGAATTTAAGAATTCACCAGCGTTTGAAAAACCAATCGCAAGAAAAACATTTGCACAAGAAAATATTGCAGATGCTAAAGTGAAATTCTTGAGGGAAGCATTAAGAAAATAAAAAAAACAAATTATAAAAATGGAAAAGAAAATTTACAAGAAAGGTGAAGTTTCAAGCTTCTCTTTCAACTATGATTTAGCAAATCTTCCTGTCTATAACAGCTATGGAGATGATATGCTCATCAAAGCTTTCTTGGGTTTAACATTACCAAAATATAGTTCTGTGAGACCAAACTTGAAAGGTACAACTGAGAAGGTTGGTTTTGTAACAAACGATGTAGTACTTCAAGACCTTTCTTGCGGTTTTGACCCTACAGGTGATACAGTACAGAATTTGGTAACAATTGACCTTTGCAATAAGAAAGTTAACCAACAATTGTGTCCTTACTCGCTCTATGACACTTATCTTTCACAGTACTTAACAGATGCAAACTTTCAGGAAACTGTACCGTTTGAGGAGGTTATCTTAACTGACATCGCTAACAGGACTGCGAATAAAATAGAATTGCAACTTTGGAGAAACTCAACTTCAAGTGGTGCTACAGAATATGACAACCAATGTTTCAATGGGGTGATTAATCTGATTACTACTGGTAACGGAGCTACATATGTTGCTTACACAGCTGCGACAGCTTCAAATGGTTTAGATGTCTTCACTACCTACTACCAAAATATCCCTGAAAATGTATTACACCGTGATGACCTAGTTATTTACTGTGGTTTTTCTGACTACAGGGCTTTGGTTGCTTCGATGAGAAATAACTCATTCATCAACTTGTTCACAGACCCTACAGGTGTAGGAACTGAAGGTTCAGATTGGGGTGTTATACTACCAGCTTCAAACTGTCGTGTAATCCCAACGCAGGGGTTAACTGGTCAAGGTAAAGTATTTGCTGGGCCGGCCCAGTATATTCTTGTGGGGATGAATGCTGAAATGATGACACAAAAAGCTCTCTACGACCCATTCGAAGATATCGTAAAGCTAAATTTACATACGACTTATGGTGTCGGTGTATTTTCAGTTGATTCATTCGTAAGAGCTAACTAATAAACTTATTTAAAAAAAATATAAAAATATGAGTTGTTTTATTTCTAGCGGATTTACACTTGATTGTCGTAATGCATCAACTGGCGGACTTAAATTTGTATGGATACTAGGTGATTCTGGTAACCAAATTTCAGGTTGGACTGAAAATGTTGATAACCAAATTATTTCAGCATCAGGGACTGGAACTTTTTACAAGTTTGAATTGACTAAACAGGGTTCATCGTTCACAGAAGAAATTGGCATCAACACAACAGCGCAATCTGTAGTGTTCCAACCAACTTTGGTAATGAATTTACCTAGGCTTGATAAAGATTTGAGAAATGTATTTCAAAATCTTGTTTCACAAAATAACATCTATTTCATTGTTGAAGACAATAATGGTAGATATTGGTCAGGGGCTTGGCAAAACGGAGCATTGGTTACCGCAGGTAGCTTGGCTTCAGGATTGGCATATACTGACCTTAACGGGATGTCAGCGCTTACAATCGTAGGCGGGGAACCCAATGCAACACAAGAGATTTTGGTATCAACCACTCTTGGCGCAATTTTCACAGGTATTACAGTTCAGTAATTACCAGTAAATTATACAAAGGGCCCCCTTTATTGGGGGCTCTTTTTTAAAGCCTTTTTTAAAATATGAAGTGGAACGGAAGAACATACAAACCTGCAAACGCACAATACATTAGGAAGAAAAAAGAATTTGACTTTCAGGAAGCCCTTAAAGCATTGGGTGAAAAAGAAATGCCAGTATGGAACCCTGTTATTGGTGTATATGTTCCACCTTCACCAGAACCACAACCATCACCTACAAATACACCAACTAATACAAGTTCACCTACACCTAGTATTACCGCAACTGCAACCCCTGGTAACACGCCAACAGCAACCCCATCTAATACACCTTCGAACACCCCTTCAGTTACCCCTAGCATCACAGCTTCGGTAACCCCGACTATTACTGCAACCAACACCCCAACAAATACCCCTAGTAATACGCCTTCCATAACCCCTTCAGTTACCCCTAGCATCACAGCTTCGGTAACCCCGACTATTACTGCAACCAACACTCCAACAAATACCCCTAGTAATACGCCTTCCATAACCCCAACCAATACGCCGAGTAATACACCATCGGTAACCCCATCCATTACTTCATCAAATACACCTTCAACTACACCATCTAACACCCCTTCAGTTACCCCATCAATAACTGCAAGTATAACCCCCACAAATACCCCAACACCTTCAACAACCCCTGCAGCATCAGGTACAACTGAAGCACAGGCATATTTAACCGCAGTATTTAATGCTGGTGGTACTTTAGATTCAACCATTTCTGCGGCAAC